GTTATTACAAGGGGTACAGCCATTACAGAATCCTGCGGTTTTAGGTACAGCCAGTACAGTAAGTACAACGGTTACAAACATTTTCCGCGTATTTGGGATATAGCTGGGATACGTTTTACCCCCGTATCAATAAGGATGACAGCGGCTGTTTTATCGATACCCCTGTAACGCAGAAAAGCCCCCTCCCCGCCATGAAAGCGGGGAGGGGGCTTCGTCGCTTATATGCCGTAGATCGCCGTCACAACCGGCGAGGACTCACCGACCCCGGCGACGCCGTAGTCGTGGCCGCTGCCGGTGTTCACCTTCGCGGCGACCGTCGAGACCACGGTCGCGCGGTTGCTCGCGATCGAGAGGACCGCGTAGAGGTGGTAGAAGCTGCCGCCCCTCAGGCACACGCCGTGGAGGTAGGCGGTCGAGCCGAACTGCCAGCCGACGAGGGGCGAGTCGAACCCCTCGAGCGTGACCGCGAGCATCGTCTTGGTGTGCACGTAGTTCACGGTCAGCGCGGAACCGACGGCCGCGCTCCCGCCCCAGAGCTTGTTCGCCAGAAGGTCGACCACGCCGATGCCGCGCGGGCCGACGAGCGAACCCTTCTTAGCCCAAGCCATGGCTACTCCTTAACGTACCAATCGCCGTTCGTCTGGATGAAGATGTCGCCGACCTTGCCCTGAGCGCCGGTCGGTGCCGTCGCGCCGGTGAGGATGGTCGAACCGGCGGAACCGGTCTCGCCCGTGGCACCGGTCTCGCCCCTCGCGCCGTCCTTGGCGTAGTAGGAGACGGAGTACACGGTGGACGTGGTGCTGTCGGTGTAGGTCACGATGGTGCGGCTCCACAGGAACTGGCCCTGAGAGACGGCGGGCACGGACGCGACCCAAGGGCCGGTGGGGACGGTGGTGCCGGAGGTGCCGACCTGATAGGTCACGGCTGCGGACTTGACGCCCTTGCCGGTGGCACCGGTCGGGCCCTGAGGGCCGGTCTCGCCGATGGGGCCCTGCGGGCCGGTCGCGCCGGTCTCGCCCTTGGGGCCCTGAGGACCGGTAGCACCGGTCTCGCCCCGCGGGCCCTGCGGGCCGACGGCACCCGCTGCGCCGGTGGGGCCCTGAATGCCCTGAGGGCCTTGGATGTTGCCGACGTTCGACCAATTCTTTTTGGTCACGTCCCAAACGTACAGGTAGCCGTTGACGAGCCAAGCGTCGCCTGCGGAGCCGGTGGACGGGAGCGCGGAGGCGCTGTCCTTGGAGCCGAGGATGTTGACGCCAGCGCCGTCCTTACCGGCGGGACCCTGAATGCCCTGAGGGCCCTGCTCGCCGGTAGCGCCCTTGGGGCCGGTCGCGCCGGTGGGGCCGGTCGGGCCCTGAGGGCCGACCTCGCCCTGCGGGCCGGCGGGTCCCTGCGGACCCTGCGGTCCCTGCGGTCCTACGAGGTTGCCCTTCTTGTTCCATGCCATGGGAAGATCCTTTCTACTACTCCCAGATGAAGATGTCCCCGGTGTCGGGGTTTATCGCCACATCGCCCTCCTCGGCGATGTCGACAACGTCGTCCCCCGGGTAGAGCCGCACGCTGCGGCCCTGCTTGCCTTGGGGGATGCCGAGCGAGAGCACGTGGTCGCCGAACTGGGCGGTCGCCGCGCTCCCCGGCGGCAGGGTCGTGACCTCGATCGAGTCGACCCTGCTGGATAGCGCCTTCTCGTACGCCTCGCGCCACTGCGTGAGCGTCGGGTCAGACGGGGACTGGGCCCCGTAGACGCTCGTCGACGGCAGCACGCGGAAGGCCGTGGGGAAGTCGATGGTTCGCAGCACGTCGCCGCCGCTGCCGCCCTCGACGGTGAGCGAGACGAAGCCCGTCTCCTCGATGACCTCGTGCGGGATGGGCCAGAGGCCGCTCCCGAGCCGCGCGGGCGCGATGCGCTCGCCCGACCCGCCGAGGGCCACGACGATATCCAGACCGTCCCACTCGTCGTCGAGATCGAGCGAGAGGTAGTCCATGCCGACCGTGCCCTGCACGAGGTCGATTCCGTCGATGCGGGAGGTGCGGCCGCGAACCGTCACGTTGTGGACGAGCATCCGCACCCCCTCCCTAGTTCGCGTAGCGGGTGCCGCCGGTGGTGCCGAGCGCCACGTAGCGGGTGTGCCCGCTGTACGAGGTGTAGACGCCCCACACGTAGCCCCCTGCGGAGACCGTGCGGAAGATGTTGACCGTCTGGCCCGCGCGGTACATGCCGACGATCCCGTAGCCGGTGCCGGCACCCGAGCGGATGTTGACGTTGGTGTTGAAGCGGTAGGTTCCCGTGCGCCAGCCGGTGGAGCCGGTCGATGCGGACGCGGCCGAGCCGCCCTTGATCAGGTAGTCGTCCGATGCGACGGCACCGGTGGCGCGGCCCACGGCCACGTAGCGGGTGTAGCCGCTGTACGAGGTGTAGCGGCCCCAGACGTAGCCGCCGTTGATGGCGTACCAGTCATCGAGGTTCACGGTCTGCCCGCGCGTGTACTGCGTCACCACGCCGCCCCAGATGGAGGAGCGGACGTTGAGCGCGTCGACCATGCAAGTGTAGGTGCCGCCGAAGCCCGTTCCGGTTGACGGGGTCTGGGCGGGCACGCCCGCGTCTGTCGAGGGCTGGTAGCCGCCGTTCATGTAGCCCTTCACGCGGGCGACGAACGAGTCCCACGACTGCCCGTACTGCTGGAAGTAGCCGACGGGGTCGGTGTGGTCGGTGCCGCCCCAGATGTAGCGGCACTGGTCGTGGCTGAGCATGCGGCCGATGCCCCAGCCGCGGTACTTGAGGTAGCCCGCCGCCCACTTGGCGGCCTCGTCGAACTGCTTGGAGAAGTCGGACGCGTTGGTCGCGTGCGCCAGCTCGATGTTCACGCAGTTGTAGTTGCCCGAGCCGACCGCCCACGCGAGGCGGTTGTCGGCCATGCAGTGGTAGACGGTCGAACCGTCGGTCTCCATCACGTACTGCACCGCGTAGTCGTAGCCGCGCGAGTACAGCAGCATGTGGTTGTACGCGCTCGCGCCCGGGTTCGCGGTCTCGTGGATCACGAGGTAGGACGGCGAGGCGTAGCCGTGGCCGGAGTTGACGATGGTCTCCCTCTGCACGTAGGCGAGCGCGGGGGCCGCGCCGCCGAGCGCGAGGGCGAGGGAGAGCGCGGAGCACGCGGCGACCGCCGCGAGGCGCTTAAAGCCCTTCATCGGCACCGCCCCCCTTGCCCTTGTCCGTGATGCCCGGGGTGGTCGGGTCGGTGACGACGCCGAGGATCACGAGCACGGAGAACAGGGCGTTGACGATGGCTGCGAGCTGCTGGTTGAGCACCACGAAGTCCCATTCGTAGCCGAACGGGGCAGCGCACACCTGCACGAGCAGGAGCACTGCGGGGATGAGGGTGAGCCAGAAGCCCTTGTTGCGGATTCTGTCCTGCCAGTTCATCGCTGGCCTCCTTTCTAGTCGGTCCCGCCCGCCTTGCACATGGCGCACTGGGACTCAATTCGCTTGACGTCGTTGAAGAGGGTCGCGATCTGCTCGGTGTGCTGGACGATGCTCTGGCCGTGGTCGTCGAGCTTCTTGCTCATGTCGCGCACCGTGTCGCGGGTCTCGCGGGCCATCTCGTTGTTGCGGTCGAGCTTGTCGTTGACCAGCTGGTCGCGAGCAGAGCTGTCGCGCGTCTTGCCGACGAAGGAGCCGACGAGGGCGAAGGCCGCGATGAGGAGCGACCCGAGCGCGATCATGTCGGACGTCTGCATAGGGTTCATGGAATCACCCCCGTTCCCGCGGCATGAAAGGGGCCGGGGCCCGAAGGCCCCGGCCCCTGCCGGTTATTCGCTCGTGACGCGGACGCTCGTTGGGCCCGTCGTTCCGGCGGCGCTCGCGGTCAGCGAGAGCACCTTGGCGTCGGAACAGCGAGACCCCTTGAGGGTCGCGGTAAGCGGTATGGCGATCATCTGGTTCGCGGCCGTCGATGTGGCGGTGGCGGAGGCCACGACCACGGTGCCGTCGACCAGATTCACGGTGACGGCACCGGCTGCGGTCGGCGCGAAGCACACGCTCGCGTCGACGCGGATGTAGCCGGGGCACGGCACGCGGACGGCGCTGCCGTCGAGTGCCATGCAGCCGCACCGGTGGGTGGCGCTGCCGAGCGGGAGCGTGGCCCCCGCCGCGACGGTCGCGCCGCCCGTGGTGTAGGTGGAGAGGATGGATGACATGGCCACCACCCTCTAGAAGCCGCAGCAGCAGCCCGCACCGAAGTACGGGTTAGACCCAGCGCTGTAGGTGGTGGCGTTGGGGTAGCGCACCACTCCGCAGAGCTGCTGCTGCATGTAGAGCTGGTTGAGCTGGTTCTGCTGGGCCGAGATGGTCTGCTGGAGCTGGCCCTTCTCGATGGCGGCGAACTTCTCGTTGATGTTCGCGTTCACCGAGTCGATGGCGCGCTGCGTGGTGCAGCAGCACTCGGCCAGCTGGCGGGAGTTCTCGTACTTGCCCTGCATGACGCCCGCCTGCGTCTCGTTGGCGAGTCGCGCGTTCTCGTAGCCGAGGGACGCGAGGCCCTGCGAGAGCTGCATCATGTGCAGGTTCTCGCTGTCGGAGAGACGCCCGACGGCGTTCTCGAGGTTGTTGAAGTTCATGGCATCGCAGAGGCCGGAGTCGGTCACCGGCTGGCCGTTGCCGCGGTTGCCCCAGAACCCTCCGTTGCCGAACATGAACAGGAAGAGCACGATGATCCACCATGCCCCGTTGCCGCCGAAGCCGTTGCCGTCGTTCGCGCGTGTCGCCATCTGCAATGCGTCGCCCATGCTGACGCCCATTTCCTCAGACATCTTTCTTTCCTTTCACCGGGGATGCCTTCACTTGATTCGTCGCTTGTATCCGGGCGGTCCTTCGACACGCCCTCCTAGGTGCCCACTGGAACCACCCCCCTTCGGGCCTTTCCGCTATGAGATCCCGAGCATGCGGGCGATGCCCTGCGCCTGCTCTATGGCCCGATTTACCTGGTCGGGCGTGTATCCGCGCTCAGCGGCGATGCGCTCCGCCTCCGCCCTCGCCTGCTCGGGTGTGTACTGGCCCATCATCTGGAACAACCGCCGCATGTCCGGCTGCTGCCTCGTCTGCCTCTGGTTGAACAACGGGTTCATGGCTCGCCTTCCATTCCTCGAACTCCTCGCGGGTGATGTACTCGCTTCGCTTCGGCGCGGACGAGGCCTCGTGGAACTCGTACGCGCGCACCGTCGACACGTTGTTGAAGTCCGTCTCCTTCACGTAGAAGCGCGGCTCGCCGGCGTCCATGAGCAGGACGCGCGACCCGAGCGGGCACACGCACTGGCGCGCCTCCGCCTCGTTCGCCACCGTGCGGACGTTCTGGATGCCACCGTCATCGGGCGGCCGGTACTGGGGCTGCTGCCACATGGGAGGCGCTCCCCAGCCCGGATACGGCTGTTGTGGTTGGAACATCTGTTCTCCTTTCACCGGGTCTGCAACCGACAAATCCCAGACGTTTCGAGCGAAGGGGGACACTTGAGACGTCTGGGATTTACCGGTTGATTGGAGCTTGAGATGCTGTTCGAGGAGGCCGCGAAGAGGTACATGGACGACAAGCGCGGCAGGCTGCGCGCCTGCACCCTGGCCGGATACGAGAGCGCGCTAGCGCTGCACGTCCTGCCTCGCTGGGGCGGCCGGGAACTCGAGGAGATAACGCCCGAGGGCGTACAGGGCTGGATCGATTCGTTTGAGCTGCCGGGGGCCGCCGAAAAGGCATACAAGACCCTGCGGCAGGTTATCCGCTGGGCCATCCGCCGTCTCGGCGTGCGGATGTACGACCCCACCGCCGCCGGTGTCGAGCTACCGCACAAGCCGGCGCACCGCCCACGCACGATGGAGGCGAGCCAGGTCCGTGCCTACCTCCGCGCGCTGTGGGGACACGAGTGCGAGGCGGTCGCGATCTGCTCGGTAACCCTCGGGCTGCGGCGCGGCGAGGCGTGCGGCCTGTGGGTTCAGCCTAGTGGCGATATGTACGTCTCCAACTTCGGCGGCACGGGCCTGTCAGGCACCTATAGTTTCTCCTGCACTGCCTGCTGGCCGGCGGCATAGAAGGCGTATGAGATGCGGCACTCAGCCGAGTAGTCGGTCTAGATGAACCACGACGTCTCCCCGCAATTCCGGACGTTTCGGTTCGTTGTCGTCGCCACCTGAAGGCCGACCTCGCCGGTCGATGCCGATACATAGCAGTACGCGCAGATGTTTTCTATCGTTCCGTTGGGGGACACGCAGACCGCCGGCACGTAGACGTTGCCGTCCGCTGGCCGCATCTGCTCGGGAAGGTTGCCCGCGGCCCAGTATGCCGACGTGCCCTGCGTCGCGCCCCACTGCAACACGCAGCGCGCGCCGTCGCGGCGGTAGCGCACGAACGACTTCCCGCCGCCAAGCGCGCCGTACAGATAGGTCCATTCGCTCTGAGATACGGAATCACATGCCGATGGGGTAGCTCAGCGAGGCAAAGTGGTTCAACTGGTTAGTCTGGCCGCTCATGCTCTGCACCTTGATGGTGCCGTCTGGCATGACGAACAGGCGGTACGAGTTGTCCGCGCCTCCGTACTCGGTGACCATCGCCGCTGACCAGGCATGGGACGGCCGCAGTTCCTCGGGAATGACGTACGGACACTTGATGCCTTCAGCAGGGCCAGCGATGATCATCGTGGCGCGGACGTAGACCGTCATGCCCACGCGCACGACGCTCCAGTTTTTCGTCTCGTACAGGGATACGGAATCCCCGAGGGTCGCGAGCGGGGCCACCGAGCCAAGCAGCGCCTCGCACGTGGGCGTGAGGTTGTCGAGCTTCACGCGGGCGATGGGCACCGTGGCGGAGAGGTCGCCGGAGAGGATGTCTCCGGCCTCGTACTCGGGGTCCTTGGCCTCGCTCGCGGTGGTCGCGGGCGTGCCCTGGAGCACCACCTGCTCGACGCTCTCGATGGAGTCGTTGGAGCGGTCGAGCGTGTACCGCAGGCACGCGAGGTCGTGTCGGTACTGGCCCTGCGTGCCGTTGGCGATCTTGAAGGTCGCCGCCGTCTCGTTGCGGACGATGCGGCCGTCCATGAGCATGGAGCCCGTTCCGACCGTCAGCGTGTTACTGTCGGCCATGGAGCAGGCCATGCCCTCCCCGGTGTCGAGGATGTAGCGGCCCTTGCCGACGATGCCCGCGAACGCCTCGCCCATGTCGGCCGAGTCGACGTGGTTCCTGCCCGCGTGGCCCGTGATGAGTTCGAATGCCATTACTGCTCCTTAGGTCTGAAGTACGTCTCTATCGCCTTGTCCTGCTTCTTGCGCACGGCCTTGAACTTGGCGAGGTGCGCGGGGCACAGGTCGTAGGTGCGCACCGCCCCGTCGTAGGTGGCGTAGCTGGCGCGGATGCCCCAGCCGCTCGCCTCGACCTCGGACGGCGCGCAGTTGAGGACCTTTACGCAGCCCTCGACGTCGCACTCGCAGTGCACGTACTGCCGGTCGATCATGTCTCTCCTCACGTCTCGTATTCCACGGTGGCGTTGCCCATGGAGTCCACGGTGACCACCTTCTTGGTGATTGACGCCTTGGCGGCGATTCCCGTACGGGAGTCGATGCCGCCCACGATGTCGTCGATGTCGAAACGGTCGTCGCTCGCGGACAGCTCGACCCTGACGGTCTGCGCCTTCTCCCAGTAGCCCCTGAGCCTCTTGGTGCCGTCCTCGACGAGCTTGTCGCGCTCGGCGGTGGTGAAGTCGTAGTACTCCGCCCGCTCCTGCACCCCCTTGAACGTCTGCGTCTCGGACACGTTGCCAGAGTCGTCGGCGTAGAGCTCGGCGCTCACGCGGTTCTGCTTCTCGTCCACGCCTCGGCACACGAGGTGGTTGACGGGCTGGTAGTCCACGTCGACCCTCACGTCGACAAGGTCGGAGTCGAAGGCCTCGTCTTCCGACCAGTCCCTTATCTCCACGGCGCTCAGCACCGCCTTCTCGCCGTCGTGGCGGATGCGCAGCTTGCATCCGACGGTCGCGAGCATCTTGCGGATGCCCGTCCACGCGTCGGTGTAGAGGTCGAAGCGGAACGGGCCGACGGTCTTGCGGCTGTTCTCCGTGGACGCGGCCATGCACGCGGCGAGCCCGCACCTCTCGACGAGCCTGCCGATGACGGCGTTGGCCTCGCCCGAGACGGTGAGGTAGTCCTGCCCGGAATCGGGCACGAGCACCTTGTTCGCCAGCAGCCCGCTCCACGTCCAGCCCTTCCACTTCACGCGCCCGCTCTCGCTGGCGACGCGGGTGACGAGCCCGCCGTAGTCGGTGCCGGGAGCGAACACGTAGCCCCAGCGCGCGAATGCGGGGCGGTACCGGCTGTCGGGGAAGCGGATCTCCATGTTATTCTCGGAGTCGCCGTAGGCGAACTCGGCGCTCTCGGGCGAGATGAGCATGATGTCGGTGCCGTCTGCACCCCTCAGCACCAGGTCCATGGCAGCCGCCCCCGCCTCTCTATGACGTGCAGGTCGAAGCCGAACGACTGCGGCCACGACACGCCTATGTCCTCGCCGGGGGCGATGCGCTGGAAGATGTAGCTCCCCGAGCCCTCGTAGCCTCTTCGCCGCTTGTTGAACACGTCGGTAGCGTTGCCGAAGCGGTCGCGCAGCACGACGGCGTCGCCCGCCATCGACGCCTTGCGGGTCGAGTCGATGGTGAGGAGCCCGCCGTCCGGCACGGTGACGTCCACCTGGTAGACGTTGCCGCCGATGCGCACGTAGGGGCTCACGGCCGGGCCGTAGATGACGATCCTGAGGTCGCACTCGCCCACCGTGTCGATGGCGAGCGTCTCGCCGGTGGCCTTGGCCCCGTAGTCGTGCGGGTAGTCGTGGGGGTAGTCGACGCCGAGCTCGACGGCGGCGCTGCCCGATGCCGGGAAGAACCGGTGCAGGACGTCGCGCTTCCACGCCGGGTCGGGCGCGGCGAACGTGAGCTCGTAGACGGCGTTGCCGCCCAACTCGTTGCAGTCGCCCTCGATGACGTAGCAGTCGATGTACCACTCGCCGTATGAGAGCCTGCCGGGCGTCTCCTCCCGGGCGTCTCGGTCGCACTTGTCAAGCATACGGTCGAGCGCCCGCCTCGTCGCTTGCTTGGAGCCGACGGCCTGAACCGTGGCCTTGAACTCGCGCTTTGCTGGCAGGTACGCACGCCCGCTGGCCTCAAGCTTCCAGCCCTTGGGGTCGTCGCCCGTGATGCCGGTGTACGGGCGGCCGGAGAGGTCGAAGGCCTCCCCGTCGCTCGTGGTGTACGTGATCCTCATCGCGTGAACCCCAGACTCTCGATGTATCGCGCCTGCTGCCTGTCGGTCATGGTGACCACGGGCGCGCTGGCGCTGATGATGGGCCCGAGGTTGCGCTCGATGCTGTCGAGCCGGGCCACGATGGCGGCCGAGCCGTCCGATGCGGCGAGGGCGACCTGCAACCGGGCGATGTCGGGCTCGGACAGCTTTACCGCCCGCTGCTCGGTGGCGGCACCGGCGAGGTCGGCCCCGAGCGAGTCGATGCGCGCCGCGTCGAGCGCGCGGGACGTGAGGTAGCTCGCGGCCCCCGCGACCTGCTTGGCGCGCTGCCGGATGCCGATGGTGTAGCCGTCGCCGAAGTCATGGCCGAACCCCTTGGTGATGCGCGAGGGTGAGCCGGACTTCTGGGTCTCCTGCACCGTTGCGAGGGCCCGCGCGGCCATGGACTTCGCTGCGGCGAGCACGCCGCCGACACCCTTGCTGATGCCGCTGGCGAAGCCGCTGGCGAAGTCCTTTCCCTTGGACTCGGTGTCGGCGCTGGCGGCGTCCTTGGCACCGTCGGCCATCTTCTTGGCCTCTTTCGCGGGCTTGTCCGCGTTGGCCTTGATCATCGAGGCCATGCCGGCGGGCATCTCGACGCCGTACTTCTGGTAGATGCCGGGCAGCTCGCTCGCGGGCGCGCTCGCGGCCTCCTGCATGAAGCTGGAGGCGGTGCCGACGTCCATCGTTCCGTTCGAGACGGCGGTCGCGAGCTGCTGGGCGAGGTCCGAGCCGTAGGCCTGGCCAAGATCGCCGAGGCCGCTGAGGTTGAGGTTCACGAGCTGCGAGAGCAGGCTGGAGGCGTCCTGCACGCTAACGTTGCCGGAACTGATGCCGGCGGCGAGCTGCTGGGCTATGGCCGAGCCGGTCTCCTGCTGAAACGCGGGGAGGGCCGCGAGGATGTCGGTCGAGGACGAGATGAAGTTCATCGCGTCGTCGACGCTGACCTTGCCGTCGGTGATGCCCTGCGAGAGGTTCGACGCGATGTTGTAGCCGGTCTCCTGCATCTCCTGCGGGAGCGAGGTCAGCTGGTCCTTGATGCTCTGGTCGAGCGTCGAGCCGAGGATGGCGGACTTGATGGCGAGGTAGTCGGCGTTCTCCGCAGCCGTATCCTCCGCATCGCTGTACTTCTTGACGGTCGTCTCCGCATCCTTGGCGGCATTGGTCGCCTCCTGGAGCGCGTTCGCCGCCTTCTGGTACTCGGGCGAGTTTATGTTTCCCGAGGCTTTCTGAACCGCCTTCTGGGCGTCGGCGACCTTCTTGTTCGCAGCGGCGAGGTCCTCCTGCGCCTGCGAGAGCTTGAGCGACGCCTCGGCCTCCTTCTTGTAGTACTCGGTCGCGGACTGCGAGTAGGCCTCGGCGCGGGCCTTGTCCTTCCAGGCCTGCGCGTTCTTGGTGACCTCGTCGGTGTTCTGCGAGAGCTTGCCGGTCTGCTGGTCGATGACCTCAAGGGACTCGCCCGTGATGTCGTTGTAGCCCTTGACGGCGTCCTTCAGGCGCTCCTGCTGGGCGGCGGTGAGCGGCAGATCCCTGTTGCCCAGCTCGCTGATGGTCGACAGGTAGCCGTCGAGCTGGGCGCTGCTCGTGGCGACCTCGGTGAACGAGTCGCGTGTCTGGTCGGCGAGGTCCTTCATCCCCTGGAGGAACGAGTTGGCGTCGCCGGACGCGTCCTCAAGGCTGTCGCCCATGCCTCTGACCGAGCCCTCGGCGTCCGCGATGATGCCGGCGGCGCTCTCGGTGGCGTCCGCCATGAGCTCCTGCTCCTGCTTGGCCTCCATGAGCTTGGAGACGAGCAGGCCGATGCCCGCGACGGCGACGCCGATGGCTACGCCCTTGAGCCCGGTGAGAGCCATGGAGCCGACGTTCGTGGCGGCTGCGGAGAGCTTCTGGGCCGTGGTCAGGCCCTCGGTGGCGAGCTTGACGGCCTCGGTGGAGTCCTCGGCGACGCCGAGCACCGTGGCCGCCGCCTTGACGCCGCTCGTCATGTTGTCCCACGCGTTCTTGCCCGATTTGAGCCTGTCCGTGAGCTTGCCGAGCCCCTTGAACATGCCCGTGGTGACGGTGAGGCCTGGGCCGAGCGCGGCCGCGAAGAGGCCGGCGCTCGCGACGCCCCGCTTGAAGCCGTCATCGGTCTCGCCGAACGCCTTGCCGAGGTCGGCGGCCTTGTCGGCGAGGTCGCTGATGATGGGGGCCACGGCGTCGCCGAGCTCCGAGGACATGTTCTTGGCGACGTTGTTGATGCGGTCGAGGGAGCCGGAAAGGCCCTCGTTCTTGGCCTTGGCCTCGTTCGCGGCGTCGCCCGCCGCGCCCCACTGGTCCGCGACGCCATTCCACGCGTCGTTGGACATGGCGAGGTTGTCGTTGAGCCCGCCGATGGTCTGCATCAGGCCCATGATGGCCTGCTTCTGGCGGGTGCCGGTGATGCCGAGCTCGCTGAGCGCGGCATCGGCGGAGCCGCCGCCCTGCTCGATCTGGTTCAGGCCCTCGATGAAGGCCTTGAGGGCTGCGGTCGGGTCGCTGTTCCACGTGTCGGCGAAGTCCTCTGCGGACATGTTGGCGGTCTCGGCGAACGCCTGGAGGCTGTCTCCGCCGTTGGCGACGGCGGTCTCGATGTCGCTCATGGTGTTGGCGATGGCGGTGCCCGCCGCCTCGGACTTCTGGCCCGTGCTCGCGATGGACGAGGCGAGGGCCAGCACGTCGGGGGTCGACATGCCGACGATGGAAGCCATGGACCCGATTCGGGTGGCGACCTCCATGATGTCGGTCTCGGTGGACGCGCCGTTGTTGCCGAGGCGCACGAGCGAGTCGCCGAACGACACCATGTCGTCGCTCGTGAGGTGCATGATGTTGCTGAGGTGGCCCAGCCCCTCGGCGGCGGACTCGGTGTCTAGGTCGGTGGCGATGTCGAGGTTCGAGACGACCGTGGAGAACGTCTCGAGGTTCTCGACCGCGATGCCAAGCTCGCCGCCGATGGCCTGGATCTCAAGGATCTGGTCGGCGCTCGTGACGTTCTGGTTGGAGAAGTCGATCGCGGCCTGCTTGAGCTTCTGGAAGTCGCCCTCGGTGCCCTGAACGGTCTTGCGCATGTCGCGGTACGCCGAGTCGATGTCGGTCGCCGAGCCGATGGCGAAATCGCCCACCTGCTGGAGTGCTGGGGTGACGGTGGCCGTGAGCGCCGTGCCGAAGTCCCCGATAGACTCCAGCGCGCCCCGGCCCTTGTCGCCCGCCTCCTGCATCCGCTGGCCGAAGCCCTGCGCCTGCGTCTTGGCCGCCTCGAGCTCCGAGGAGAGCCTGCTGTACTCGTCGGCCATGTTGGCCGCGTCGCGGTTCTCGTTGGCCCGCCTCTCTGCGGCCTCGAGCTGCTGCACCTCGTCGGTCGCGCGCGCGATCTCCGCCGCGTTGCGCTCCCACTCCTCGCCCACGTCGTCGGTGGAGTCGGTGAGGCGCTGCTGGGTCGCCTTCAGGTCCTCGAGCTCTGCCTTGGCTCGGGACAGGGCCTCTGCGGCCTCGGCGTAGGCCTCGTTGGCCTTCTGGGCCTCGGTGGCGGTGTCGCCCATGCCCTTGGCGATGTCCCTGACGCCTGCTGCCTCGTAGGCCTCCATCTCGTCGCCGAGCAGGCGTGCCTTCTCGGACGCGAGCTCTGCGGCCTTGGCGAGGTCGGCCATCTTGCGCTGGGCCGCGGCCGTGTTGGTGGGGTCGATGCGCAGTGCCTCGTCGGCGCGGCGGGCGTCGTCCTCAAGGAGCTTGATCTGGCTGTCGATGCGGGCCACGGCGCGCCTCGTGTCCTCGAAAGAGGACGAGAGGGCCGATGGGGCCTTGAGCTGCGACAGCTCGGCATGCGTGCTCTTGAGCTCGGCGTTCAGGCCCTCGGCCTTGACCTCGAGCTCGCGGAACGTCTGGACGGCCTTTGCGGCCTCGTTGCCGTTGAAGGCCTCCTGCCACGTGGCGCGCAGGTAGGAGAGCTTGTCGGCGTCGTCCTGCGTGACGACGCCCATCTCGACCATGTCATGCACGGCCTTCTCGATGTCGTCGGCCTTGCGCAGGTCGAACTTCTCGTCGAACTCGTCGCTCGCCTGCGCCGCCTTGTTGATGGCGACGTACATGTTCTCGAGCTCGCCGTCGACCTTGTTGTAGCGGTCGAGGGCGCGCTGGGCGGCGAGGGCGGCGTTGTCGGTTTCCTCGGAGAGCTGGCGGACGGTCTTGTCCGCGCCCTCGGGCACGGTGTTCCCCAGCTGCTCGTAAGCCGTGTTCGTGACCTTGAGCTGGCTGGCGAGGTCCTCCGCCCGCTCCTCCATGAGGCGCATCTTGAGCGTCCCGGCGGATATCGAGTCGGGGTCGAACCGCGCGGCCTTGTCCACTTTGCGCAGCTCCGCCTGCGTCTGCTGGGACGCCCTCTGGGCGGCGCGCAGGGCGGCGGTGAGCTTGGTGGTGTCGCCGCCGATGCGGATGGTGAGACCACGGTAGGCGTCTGCCATCGTGCGGTCACCCCCCGGTCTATTCGTTTCTTGTAAAGGGTTGCGCTACCCGAACAGCAGCGCGTCGATGTCTGCCTGCGTGGCCTTGCGCACCGTCGGGCGCTTGGGCTCGGTCCTCGGGCGCTGCGATTCGAGCATCATCAGGAGCACGGGGACGCGCATGGAGAGGAGTTCCGAGTACGGGACGTTGAGCTTGAGGCCGCTCGTGAAGAGCGCCGTCCACTGGAGCGATTCGTACTCGGTGCCGCCGTCCCCGCTACCTGCGGGGAGCGCGGGAGTGAAACACGCCGTCCTCCATGCAGGATAAGACGGTGTTTGATACCTCCTTGAGGTCCACGTCGCCGATGGACGCGACCCACGCCTCGAAGGAGGGGGTTGTCTGTGCACCGCCGGAGAGGGCGTCGCCCGTGCGGAGCATCGCCCAGTAGGCGCGCACGTACGCCTCCCAGTTGTCGACTGTGTAGTCGATTCTGGTGATGATGGACGCCGGGAACGCCTTGGCAACGAGTGCCAGCGTGGTCTTGGGCAGGCGCTTGCGGACTCCGTCCTCCCCCTCGGGCATCGCGGCCTGAAGGCGGTTGGCCACGAACTCGGCGGTCACCACCTCCGACCCGTCGGCCTTGAGGTCGATGACGCCGTATACGTCCTTGACCATCGAGCTCTTGAACTCCTGCTCGTACACGGTGAGCGTGTAGACGGAGCAGCGGATCTCGCGCTCCCCGCTCCCGTCGATGTCGTGCTTCATGCCAGTAGGCTCCCTTCGGTTCGGCAAAAAGGTCTCGCGGGCCCGGCGGGCCTACTGCGCCGGGCCCGCGAGGGCTTTTCGCTGCGCGGAAGAAAAGGGGCGGGGGCGCTCGGTGCGCCCCCGCCGGTCCCTAGGCCTCCTTGGTGGGAAGCAGCACGGCGGTGTAGAAGCCGTCGTACTTGGTCTTGTTCTCGGCGCTGTTGTCGATGACGCCCTTGACGACGTTCTTGGACTCGCCCTTGAAGTCGAGGTCGCGGCCGATGGCCGTGATGTCGAGCGTGGAGGTCTGGGGCTCCACGGTGTCCTCGGTGGTGGACGCCTCGTTGGTGGGGCGCGCGAGCGTGCAGTTGTAGAAGACGCAGCGCTGCTTGTTCACGTTGCCGTCGATCTCGAAGAGCAGCGCGAAGGACTTGGGCTGGGCGTCGGTCATCTCCAGCAGGAGGCCGCCGTCGTCGACGAAGCCGAGCAGGTCGATCTGGAGCTGCTTCTCCACGAAGGCGATCTCAAGGGAGCCGGAGTAGCCGGAGTTCTTGTTGGTCGCGTAGTACGCCACGTTGTCGGCGTAGAACTTGCTGGAGTCGCCCTCGGGGTCCATCGTCAGGTTGACGCTGCCCTTGATGGGGACGGGGGTGCCGTACTTGCCGGCCTCGTCGTCGTACACCGCGTAGTGCGCGTTGGAGAGGCCGAACTTCACCTTGTTGGCGGAAGTGGTTGCCATGGTGTCGCCTTTCAGTCGGTATGGGTTATCGAGAAGTAGATGCTGGTTATCCGGGCCTTCTCGGACTCGGACCAGTCGATGTAGGTCTTGGTGGGGCCGAACGTCTCCCGCAGGAGGCCGGTCAGCCTCCCCTCAAGCCCGGGGTCCGGCGTGCGCTCGAGCAGCTGCACGCGGTAGCGGGGGATCGCCGCCCACACGGAATCGTCCGCGTACATCTCGCCGCCGCCGTCGACGCCGAACATGAGGAAGGGCGTCGAGACCCTGGGGCGCTCGTTGATTGAGCCCGTGCGGGCGAGGTTGACGATGGGAAGTCCGAGCGCCGACAGCGCGGAGAAGACCAGCTCGTCGCTTGTCATAGGCCCTCCCCTATCGCGTCCGCCGCCGCCTTCGAGGCCCTGTCGAAGGCCTCCTCCGCCGCCGGTGCGATGTGCTCGCGGCCCGGGACGAAGTTTCCACCCACGGTGGCGTGCCCCTTCTCGAGGAGGTGCGGCAGGCCCGGCATCGTCGAGTAGACGGTTGCCTGCGGGCGGTCTCCGCGCCGGTCGACCTTGTAGCGGATGCTCTTGGCGTACTTTCCCCGGCCCTTGAAGTTCGAGCGCGCGCCCGACCGCCATTCCCTGGCACCGGTCTTCGCGCCCTCGGTCACACCCTCGTTGAGGCCGTCGCGGGAGACCCGCTCGACGTCCTCGAAGATGTCCTCCAGCGCGGAGGCGAAGGCGTCCGCGCCGATAGCGATGTCAGCCATTGGACGCCCTCCTCCCCAGCTGGAGGCGCACCAGCTCGCCGGTGCGGGTCACCTTCTCGACGTCGTACTCGACGCCCTCGTAGACGCAGGAGGACTCGTCGGCGTAGTCGCACGCGCGGAGCTGTATCTCGGCGTCGGCGCGCAGGCCGAGGTCGACGGCGGTCGCCCACGAGTCGGCCCCGACGGTGTAGGGGTTGCAGAAGCGGACGCGCCGCTCGGGCTCGCCGTACACGATCGAGCCGTCGGGCCCCTGGTGCCTGTCGGGATAGGCGAGGAGCGTCACGGCCGCGTTCCACCTCATGGACGGCCCCCGTAGGCCGTGGGGGCGTTGCGGATGTCCTTGAGGGTCTGGCGGTAGGCGGACTCGAAGCGCGAGGCGTCGTCGTTGTCGTAGCCGAACCGCGACTTGCAGTAGAGCATGATCGCGGCGCGGCACAGCGGGTCGACGGTGTCGTCGTAGAGCATCGCCATGGGCACGCCGACGCGCATGAGGTCCGCCTTCGCGGCCGCTATGAGCGCGTCGACCTCGGGGTCGTAGATGTCCGAGGTCACGCGGAGGGCGACCTTGACGTCATCCTTGAGAGACATCGCGGGGCCTCCCTCCTAGCGTCCCTACATGCCCTTCTTGGGGGCGGAGATGACGAGCATGCCGTTGACGTCGCCGAGTTTGCCGTCCACGACGATCTGGGCCTTCTGCTTGACGAGATTCTTGTCCTCGTCGGTCCAGGTGACGGAGCGCATGCCCATCTGCTGGTTGAACAGGTAGTTGGAGAGGTCGCCGAACAGGATGCACGGGGTGTCCTCGGAGCCGCCCTTGGCGTCCTCGTAGTTGGGCAGGATGTCCTCGGGGACGATGTTCACGGGGCGTCCCATGAGGCGGTACGCGGTGTCGTGTGCGCCGTCCACGCCGTAGTTGACGCGCGCGACGGGCTGGCCGTTGGCGTCGACCATGCCGTCGACGTAGGTGTCCCACGTGGCCTGCGTCATGGTGAACTCGCCGCGGGCGCGGTAGGGGGCCTTGACCTTCTTGAGGATGGTGGCCCAGCCCGCCCACGTGCCGATGGCGTCCTCGGCGAACGTCACCTTGTTGGCGTCGGTCAGGCGGGTGTCCTTGAGGATGCCGAGCGGCTGGCCGGTGCCGGAGCCGTTGACCATGGCCTGCTCAAGGGCGCGGACCATGGCCTCGGCGATCTTGGCCGGGTACTGGCGCTGGAACATCTGCATGGTCGTGATCTGAGCGAGCTGGGACTGCGCGACCTTGCATTCGAGCATGTAGTACAGGAACGAGATGCGCGTGGCGTCGGTAACCTTCTGGTCGTCGGACGTCTTGGCCTCGGTCACCCAGCTCGCGGTGGGCAGGTAGTCCCACACGGAGATCTCGTAGCCGCCGGGCACGGAAAGCTTGGTTGCCTTGGGGTAGATCGTGCCGTACTCGGTCATCTTCTGGATGATGGTGTTCGCCAGCGTTGTCGGGATGAAGTTCGGCACGTCGCCGGTCTGGGTGAACACGTCCGCGCGGACGTTCGCGGGACGCGTGCCGGGCTGCACGAGGCCGGCGGGCATCTTCTTGCCGCGCGTCACGTACTCCATGAAGGCGCGGTTGTAGTCCTCGGTGTCGAACGGGTCCTCGTTGCGGGTGACCGCGACGTCGGGATTGTTCTCGTGCACCTCGGTCACCTTGCCCGAGCCGCCCTTGACGGCTGACAGCGTGGCGTTGCGCAGGCTGACGGCCGCGTTGCGGCGCTGGGTCTCCTGCTCGATGACGGCGACCTCGGCGTCGAGGTCCTCGAAGCTCACCTTGGAATCGGCGTTGTCCAGCTCCGCGATGACCTCCGCGCGGCGCTTCTCGAAGGCGTCGGCGTCGAGGGTGCGGTACGTGGCCGCATCCATGAGTTTGAATTCCATTGTCACTCCTCTTTAGAGCAATCGAAGCTTGAGCGCGGCCCTCTGCCGCAGCTCCCTGTCGCGCACGTGCGCAGACTCCCTGCGCCCAGCCTCGATCACTCCGTCGAAGTAGGAGCGTGCGCTATGGATCGCGGTGTCCTCGTTGGCCGGGAAGGACACTGCGGATACATCGAAAATCTTGTCCACCTTGTTGATGTAGAAGGTGCGGGTCTCCTCGTCGTAGTCGATGCCGCCCTTGGCGATGATGAACCCCCAGCTCATGCGGTCGATGAGGCCGCTCGAGATGGCCTCGTAAACGTCGCGGGACTGCCGGGAGCCGTTGAGTTTGGCATCGATTCCCAGGCCGTGCTCGTCGGTATAGACGGTGAGGGAGCCGTTGCGCAGGCGCGCGAGCGGCGCCCCCTCGTGGTTGAGCTGGAAGATGATGTCGCTCATGTCCGCGCCGGCGAGGGCCGTCGAGCGGATGCACTCGTACACCGGCTCGCCATCGTAGTTCTTGTACAGCTCGTATGGAGCATCGAATGTCGTGGCGTAGCCCTCGACCCTGTAGGCCTTGGACCCGTCGCTTGTATCCGCCATGGCGGAGAGGGAACCGGTTAGCGAGCGGTACTGGCGCTCGTCTGGCTTGAATGGCATTACGGGTCGACCTCCTTGCGGCCTCGGCCGTCTGTGTCGTTGTAGATGTCGTCGTCTCCGCCGGGGTCGCGGTCGGGGTCGTCGCTCGACGGCACGCCTTGGTTTCCCTGCTTGCCGTTGCCGACGGGCGTGGAGCCGCTGCCCACGGCGGACGCGATGCCGGATCCGTTCTTGTACTCGCCGCGCACGTAGAAGACGTCGCCGCCCTCGACTGGCGGGAGTTGCAATATCTCGCGGCCCTCGTTGATGGTCATGACGGAGCGGTCGATCATATCGCGCACCATGTTTCGCTTGGACGCGTTGGACGCGTACTCGAGGCGGTTGGCGCTGAACATGACGTAGTTGCCCGCTCTGCGCTCGCGCATGGTGTAGAGCATCTGCGTCAGCTTCTCGCCCATCTGCACGGCGATGGGCTCGATGACCGCCTCGTAGAAGGCGTCCAGCTGCTCCTCGGAGAAGTCCGAGGTCAGGATGTCCTTGTTGATGGAGAAGTAGCAGAACACGTTGTTCTCGATGCGCTCCATCTCCTCGGTGGAGACGGTGTAGCTCATCGGCTCGACCTGCTTCATCGAGCTGAACGTGCTGTCGTAGAGCATGAGGCCGGTCTTGTTCTTCGCGCTCAGGTTGTCCTCGGAGAACTCCTCGCGCTTCTTGGCGATGTCCTCGGGGCGCATCGTCGAGCTGGTGCCCGCGATGAACTTGATGTTCGCGCCGTTCCTGATGGCCTCGGCCTGCGCCTGCTCCTGGTAGTCCATGAGCCTGAGCGTGGAGTCGAGCGCGTCGTTGGTGCCGCCGAAGAAGTCGCTCTCGTACTGGAAGCGCGTGAGAAGCGCCACGCGCGACAGCTCGATCACGAGCGGCTCGCCGCCGGAGCCCACGTAGAACTTGACCCACGGCTCGCCGCCCATGTCCACGACCTCGGCGCTGTCGAACTTGAGGGGGAAGATGCCCACCGTCTCAAGGTTTCGGTCGAGCGCGGGGACGAGCGCCACGGTGTTGTCCGTGAGCAGCACGGTGACAGTCCGCCTTATGAGCTCGGGCCAGCTCATGTACTGGTTGGGGGCGGTCTCGAAAAGCCTACGCACCTTAGGCTTGCATGTTTCCGAGCCAAGTACCTCCGGCTTGAGCTTGGATGCGAGGACGGCCGTCCGCTCGACGCACGCGCGTGTCAGCGCCTTCTCGTAGAGGGTGCCGTTCCACGGTGCGAACGCCGGGGCGTATTCGGTTATCGACTTGAAGCTCTGCGCGGTGACGGCCTTCTCGGCGTCACGCGGGTACCTGGGACGGAATATATCTAAAAGTCCCATAACCCAAATCTAGGGCGAACATGCGTTTTGTCAAGATGAAGGTTCCTTCGGGTGAAGGTTTTTGCGGCATGGCGAACACATGCCCTACACATATCGCCCTAGATAGACGCCATGTAGTCCTCCCAATGGCGCTTGAGGCACACATAGGCGCATATCTCAGCCGCCCAGCCGTCGATGCGCCCTGTGGGGCCGTTGGCCTTGACGGGCTTGATGTTGTCGTTGGTGTCGGTCATGACGCCCACGTTCATGCGGCACCACTGGTTGACGGGGTTGTCGTTGTCCACGATGCCCTTGGCCGCGTAGACCTCCTTTATCTCCTTCATGGGGATGGAGAGCGTCTGCGCGCCGAAGCGCACCTGCTCGGCGCGGTTCTTGCCAACGAACTGCCGCGCGGTGTCCTTCCAGCTGTCGTCCTGAAGGTGCCACGGGTCGTAGCCCATGGCGAACGGGTAGACGTCGAACTCGTCGCGCAGCTCCTGCATCCACTCGAACACCACGCGGTGGTCGATGGTGTTGCCGGGGCACGTGCGCACCAGCCCCTCCTCAATCCAGCGGTCGTACGGCACGTTGTCGCGCTGCTTGCGCAGGCCCGAGGTGCGGTACTTCTCGAGCTGCATCTCGGGTATCCAGTACATCGACATCTCGTATATCTTGGGGTCGCCGGGGCGCATCATGAGGGCCTGCGCGCTCGTGAGGTCGATGGTGTCTGATGCGTCGTAGCCGATGATGCAGTAGCGGAACCCCATCTCGCGCCAATCGAACGTCTCGCGGTTCACGGCCTGCTCGAAGCTGAGCCACGCGCTCGCGCGGTTCTCGGGCAGGTCGAAGTCCTTGGTCATCACCGTGGGCAGGAACGAGGGGTCCTGCTTGGCCTTGTTCACGTAGCCGCGCAGGGCCTCGCGCTTCTTGATGACGTCGATTCCGGGGTTGGCCTTGACCCACATGTCCTCGTCCGACCACTCGCAGCGGTCGTCCAGCTCGTAGATGACGGGCAGGAAGTGGTCGTCCTCGACCTTGCCGTCGAGCCAGCGGCTCGCGTAGTCGTACTGGCTGTCGAAGAAGTTGTCGCGCTCGAAGCCGTTGGTCGTGATCTCCACGATGAGCGGCTGGTCGCGGGCGCTCGTCGCCTGCTTGAGCAGGTCGTATATGTCGCGGTTGGTCACCGCCGCGACCTCGTCGATGGCGGCGAAGTGGACGTTGAGGCCGTCCTGGTTGCGCGTCTGGGACGAGAGCGGCGTGAAGTAGCCCCCGTTGGCGCGGTAGATGAGGCCGTCCTCGTCGCGGTTGGGGATCGTCCCCTTGTGGAGCCGTCGGCGCAGCGCCGGCGACTGGGAGACCATGCGGAGCATGGAACCGTAGAGCAGGGAGGACTGGGGCTTGCTGTTGGCGGCGCTGTAGCACTGCGGAGCGCCCTCGCCGTCCTTGGTGAGCATGTAGAGACCCATGCAAGCCTGCTCGGTGCTCTTGCCGTTCTTCCTCCCGCGCACGTTGAACGCCTCGTTGAACTGGCGGAACCCCTGCTCGTCCACCCAGCCGAACACGACCTCCTGCCAGAACATCTGGAACGGCTGCATCTCGATGTGCTGGCCGGGCTTGCCCTCGGGCTGGCAGCAGAACCGCTCGGCGAACTCGATGGGGCGCTTGGCCCTCGCGGGGTCGTAGTGCCAGCACTTGTATTCCCCCGTCTCGAACCTCGGGCGGAGTATCTTGCAGAGCTTGATGATCTTCTTGCATGCCACGAGCTCGCCGCCGAGCACGGCGTCCATGTAGCGCACGCACTCGTAGCCGTCGCGCTCTGGCGGGACGTACCTAGAACTCGGCGAACTCATCGGTCTCCACGGCCTCCTGCGCGTTGTCCTTGCAGAACTTCTTGATGGCGGACGCGGTCGCGATGACCTTGGGAACGAGCCGCTGGTAGGCGATGAAGTACTTGGACTCCTCCAGCACCTCGTGCCGGTTGTTCTCCCCTCCCCGCTCCGTCACGAGCACCACGCCCGAGCGCCCGACCTCCTTCTTCAGCGCCTCCATCTGCTCGACCATCCAGACGTACTCCGCGAGCATGTCCTTGGCGAGCGCGAGGTTGAGCCCGTCGAGGTTCTGTATCAGCGACGCCAGCTCCTCGACCTTCGCGTCGACCCGCTTGTCGGCTGCCGTCTTCCTCTTGGCCCTCGGCTTGGCGGGGGCCTTCTCTGCGGTCTTAGTCGGCACTGTCTACCACCTTCCCGTCCGCGCCGAAAATCACGCGCGGCCTGTAGTCGTTGGGGTAATGGATGCGGGCGTGGCAGTCGCGGCACACGCGCATGATGTTGTCGGCGTTGAGCGTCACGGACGGGTCGTTGACGTTCTCGGGGGTCACGAACCGCTTGTGATGGCATATTTCCGCAGGCACGAGCCTGTTTCGGCGGTCGAAGCACCGCTCGCACATGTAAGGCGGGCACACGCGCCCGTCAGGCAAGGTTACGGGCCTCGCCATGCACCGGGAGCGCAGCCGCTCCCACTCCTTGGACTTGTAGAGCGCTCTCGCGAACTCTCGCGCCATGATACGGCCCATGTTCGGTAGGCTGGCGGGCACATCTCACGGCGGGTCTCTGCCATACACCCATAAGTCTACCGTTTTCTCCCGAAACCCATCAAAAACGAGTTTTTCGTTTTTGATGTCTGCTCATTCTCGCCTCCCCGCGCCGGTCCCCCAGGGGGAGTGGCCTAGCGACGAACGGGGGGGTACCCTGACCTGCGGTTTTATTGATACCCCTATTCGTAGCTAGCAACGAGGTTTAATGCGCCCCCGCAGCCCCCCCTACGCCCCCTGCCGCGCGTCGAGCCGTGCGCCTGGCCCCGGCCCCGCCGCCCCCGGCCGCGCCCCTTGCACGCGGTGCCCCCGGCCCCCCGCCTAACCGCGCACCGCCCCAGCTCCCCGGCCCCGCCGCCCCCGGCCGCGCCCCGTGCCGCGCCGCGTCGGGTCGGGCCACGGCCCCGCCGCGACCGCGCGCGATCCTTTACGGCCTGCCTTGCCGCCGCTCCCGCGCTCCCCGCCCGGCGTGCGCCGCCCCGGTGCCCCGTGCCGCCGTGCCCAGGTAGCAGAAGGCCCCCGGCGGCGTGCGTGCCGTCGGGGGCCGTGCTGCCCGTGGTGGGCCGGTGCCGCAGGGCGTATGCCCCGTGGCGGGTGAGCGTGTATACAAGCGACGAAGGGCGCTAGCCCTCCACCGGATCCCCTGCCGCCTTCCGTGGCGGCTCGATGGTGCCCAGCTCCGTACCGTCGGAGCGTCGGACTAGCACGACGTCGTAGCCGAGGACGTCGGCCACGTCGGCCACGGTGGCCAGTGCCGGGGATCGGGTAGGGGCGGCGACGTTGCGCACGTACGTATCGGCCTTGCCCAGCTCCACGGAGACGCCGCGCATGCTAGCGCCTGGCGTGGCGTCGACCAGCTCACGGATACACCTGTTCACCTGCATGTTTGCCCCTTCCGTCGGTCCCTATAGTATACAACGCCTGTGGCTACGGCTACGTATGTTGTGCAGGGTTTGTGTAGAACAACGTTCGTAGCTAGCAACGACAACGTACGTAGCCTATAGTGCCAACTGTCGAGCAACAACGAACGTAGCCCGCTCGACACTAGGAACGAAGGGAGGTTCGAGCCGTGGGCATCCGCCTTGAGCTGCGGATAGGCCGGCGCGTCGTCATCGCGCTGACCGTCCGCCTCATCTGAGGCAGTCCCGGCGGCGGCGGGTTAGTCGCCAGCGCCGCCGCCGGGGCCGCTTGCCCGCGATCGTACCACCGAACGAGAGGAGAACCAACCATGAACAAGATCGAGAAAGCAATCAGGGCCGCAGCGGTCGCCGCCCTCGTCGTGCTCCAGCTCGCCGCCGTGCTCGAGCTGCACCAGATCGCCGAGAATATGCCAGAGGTATACGAGTGCGCGGCCTGCGGTGCGCACGTCACGGAGGCGTGGAACACCGATGACGCAAACGGCGAGACGGTGCACATCTGCCGCCGCTGTGCGGATCGAATCGGCTAGCCCAGTTCGATCCGCTCCCCGTCCGAGTCCCTCACGGCCTCGATACGGTAGCCGCATGCCCTGGCCGTTAGCGCCAGGTTATCCGCGCTCGGGCTGGAGCCCCGAGAAAGTGAAGACGATAGATACATATCAGAACGCCCCATATCGCGCGAAACCTGCCTAATACCCTTACCGCTACCGGCAACCATATGCCGGATTAATTCAACACTGTTCATATATGCCCATTCACCTGCGGTTTTACGGTTAAAACGATAGCAGAAACCAGGCTGAATAGCAATTGTTATGTAGGAATTGTGAAACCGTCTTTCGTCGCTTGAATAGCAATCGTCAATCGGTAGTATGTGAATCGTGATGAATGACAATCGTTAATCACCGCTAGAAAGAAAAAAGGCCCGCCAAGCCGACCAAAGCACGCGGGCCACGGTCTAGAAGAAAGGTAAAGACCATGCGTTACTTTATCATCCGCAACCGTTACAAGCAAGACCGCACCCCCTCCGGCGGCTGGAGCCGCAAAACCTACGATCACGAGCGCGAGGCGATGAGCGTCTTCGAGTACGAAAATGCCACCTCACCGGACACGCTGCGTTTCTTCTCAGCCCGCGCCACCCGCTCATACACAAAGGCCGGGTACATGGTGACGCACGTCGTGCTCCCCGTGGGCTGGGGCGCCGGTACGCGCATGGTCGAGGACTACACGCTAGTCGAGATCCCCCGCGAGGCGTTCGGCACCCGCGAGGCCCTGATAGTCGACGCGGCCCGATCCGCCGTGCTCCGCACCGACGGCGGGCGCGAGCTCGTGACGTTCGCGGCGGCGGGCGACGAGTCAGGACACTGCGAGGCGTGCGTGTACGACATGGCTGCGCGCCGCTTCGTGGGCTAGCCGTGGCGGTGACCTGAATGGGCGTTGGACTATTCGACGTTCTGACCTATCAGGCGTGGCAGATCGCGCTTATGACGTTCGGCCTCCTGGCAACCGGCTTCGCCTATGGGTACTGGACGGCATACGAGAAAATCAACGAGAGGAAGCGTTAGCAATGGACAGCATCATCACCGCGAACGAGAACGACGTTTACCCCGCCGCCGCCGACGGTACCTATATCGAGGCGATCGGCGCGCCCGGCCTGCCCGTGTTCGTCGGGCTCGACGGTGCCCGCTGGACCCGTCGCGCCGTGCCCACCAGGCCGGGGAAGTCGTTGCGGTTCACGCCGTACGACGCCGGCTACGCGACCGGGTACGCCGCCGCCCTCGCGCTCTGCAAGCAGCACGCCGCCGATCTAAAGGAGCTGTAGCCATGGCACGCACGTTCGACTTTGCCCGCACGGGCACGTACTACCGCCGCTTTAGGACGCTTCCCGCCGTCGTGACGGATGCCGACGGGGTGCAGGCCCTTGCCGCGCCGCTCGACCTGCTGACGACCCGCTGGGGCTACCAGTCGAGCCGCTACCGCCGCGCCACGGACGCGTACTACGACGCCGCCACGGGGACGTGGTACCGGATCGACTCCAGGATCGCGTTGGAGTTCGCGCCGGACGGCACGCCGGCGGCGTGGGCCCACGCTTTCACGCCGATCGATAGCGCCGTCCTATATGACCGCTACCCCTGCCACACCGTCGACCGGGGCGACGTCCCGCTCTGCCGTATCGTCGTCAAGGGCGGCAGGGCGGCCCGCGTCGACATGTACGACCCTGCCGCCGTGGAGACCCGCGCACGCGGGGGCAAAACGTACCGCGTCAGGTACGACAAGATCCCGAAGAAGGGCGGCGTTCATGTGATCTGGACGCCCGCCGACGGGCTGGAGTACCTTAACGCGCTCCTGGGGCTCGACGCCGTCAAGCGCCGCTCGCCCGGGAAGGCGGCATAGCCGCCGGGGCCGCGCCGGATACGTCGGCGCGGCCTGCTATACTTGCAAGTCATACCGAGAGAGAGGGTATAGCATGTACCTCGCGCTGGGGGCCTACGGCCTCGCAATCCTGATCCCGTTCCTGCTCTACGTCGTGGGGCGCGTGATCGTGGAGATATATCTGGCTATATGGCGCTGGCGTCATATGTAGCCGCCTGGAGGGGCCTGCGGGCCCCTTTTCCATGCCGTTGGCGCATGCCGGCGACGGCGCGCACGCCGAAACGGGGCGCCGGAATGCCCCTAAACGGCCCGTTCCGGCCCATCCCCTAGCCGGTGTACCCCCCTGCACAAACGGACCCGTGTCCGCCGTTCTGGACGCCTTAGACGGGGCTCCCGCAGTTGGCGCGCCCGAGCGTTTCCGCAGGTCGGGCGCGTCCCGATCTTACCGCCGGGGACCGTTCCGCGCGGTTTTGCCGCACCCCCTCGGGGTGTCCGGCGAGCCGTTTTGCCGCACCCCGGGGGTCGGTTCCGGCGGGGCCTCCCCTGGGGCAAGAATCACGGTTTCGGCCCCTCCCCTCCGGCCCGCCCTAGCGGGGCCCCGCGGCGAAGCCCAAACGCGCGCGTCCACGCGCCGTACGGGTCGTCCGGGGAGCCGGCGTCCGGCATCCGCGGCTATCCGAAGTTCAACCGCTCCTCGGCGGCACCCCAGTCGAGCCCGGCGGCCTCCGCGTAGTTGGCGATCATGGACGACTCGCAGCACGACTTCAGCGCGGAGCACGCCCCGTGGACCTCGAGGATGTTCAGGCCCAGCGACTCGGCGGCGTCCACCGTCGCGGAGATGAGCGCCTCGACCTTCTCTTGGCTGTAGAAGGGCTCGAACGTCTCCTTGGCGAAGTCCTTGAGCTTGTCGCCGTTCTCCTCGTTCATCCCTATAACCCCATGATCTCGTTGACGTCCAGCCCGGTGCGGCGGCAGATGGCGCGCCACGTGGCGAAGTTGCCGGCGCTCCTGCCGCTCCTGATGGCCGTGATGGTGCGCTGGGAGAGGCCGGTCTGCTCCGACAGGGCGGTGACGGTCACCTTGTGCGAGTCCATCCACGCCTTGAGCTTGGCCCCCGCGCCCTCGGGCGCTTCGGTTCGGTCGTTCATGCTTTTCCTCCGGTAGGCCGCTTACCCTGCGATTCTACCACCCGAACACGGGTTCCCGCCCGCTAGCAGGAGATTTCCATCCGGATGGCGATTTCGATTTCGATTTCCATTGGCGATTTCCATTTTGATTTTCATTTCCATTTTCGATTTCGATTTTGGTTTCCATTTCCATTTTTGATTTCCATTTTTGATTTCGATTTGCATTTCGATTTGCATTTCGATTTGCATTCGTCGCTTGAAAAGAAAAAGGGCGGCGGGCACTGTCCCGCCGCCCCGCTACGGATTGACATTGAAATGCAGCCCGTTCGCCCCGGCGTACGCGCCCGTGGCGATGAGGTTCACCGCGCACGTCGTGACGGCGTCCGGCTTCAATCCAGATCTCATCGCGACCCACCACATGCACTTCCCGCCGTCGCAGGGCCTTCCCGTGAGCGGGCATAGCTTCTCGCTCTCCATTTCCACTCCTACCTCTCTGCCACCGTGGCGCTCGGCCTCCACTCGGCCAGCGCCGCCACGCCCTCGGCGTCGACGCGGTCGAACGCCATCGACTCCCGCGCCCTCGCCGCGTCGAGCTCCAGCCCGCACCGCTCGCACACCACGGGCCACGGCAGGCAAAGCACGTAGCGGCACCTGAGCACGCCGGCCCCGACGGGGTCGAGCCGCGAAAGCCCGTGGAGCACCGATTTCCCTCTCGCGACCACGCGGCGCAGCCCGGCCCGCTCCGACCTCGCCCGCGCCTCGTAGTCGATGAGCGCGTCGATTCTCCGGGACGGGTCGGTCGCCCCGCCCTTCCCCCTCGGGCCGTCCCTGCGCGATTTGAGCACCGCCTCCTGCTCCATGCGCTCGGCCGTGAGGGTCGCGTCGGCGAGCTCCTGCGCCGCGTCCCTCACCGAGCAGAAGAACTCCCGCGCGTTCACCGGTACATCCCCGCCAGCAGGCGGTAGGCCCCCTCGGCCTCGCCGTATGAGACCGCGATCGCCATGAGCCCCACGGCGGCGGCGCACAGGGCGCACCCGCACGCGGGGGACGCGCCGGCGAGGGCCGACAGCGCGAACGCGGCGGCGGCCATGACGAGCGCGGCGATGAACGCCCCGGTGGCGATTCTCCTCAGGCGTGCGCAGCGGTCCGCCTCGGCCTCGAGCACGCTACCCATGATTTGCATCTCTCCCCTCGTCGCTTGTTAACCCAAGGGCGCCGCGCACGGCGATGATGGCGGCGCACGATATGACGAGGGCCGCGACGAACGCGACCCTTCGCTTAGTGATATTCATTTGTTTGGTTCCTTTCTATTTTGCGAAGTGTTCGCACGCTTCCTCCTGCATGTCCCTCATGTGCGTCGGCAGCCAGCTGAGCGCCCAGGCGGCGACGAACGCCGGCTCCTCGTCGGCCTCGCCGTCATCGGCGAAGGCGCGGTCGAACTCGAGCCCGCAGACCCCGTAGTCGCAGCAGCACTCGACCATGTGCCTGCACTCGGCGCAGGTCGGGCCGCGCTCCCCGAAGTGCCCGTCGATGTCGCTCTCGAAACATCCAGGCGGCAGGTTGTAGCCGCTGTCCGGCTCATAGCTGGCGTCCAAGGCGGGTCACCTCCTCGCACCACGCCTAGCGCTCGTACTGCTCGATGAACCAGTGCGCGTCGTCCTTGATTTCCTCGAGCGGGTCGTCCATATCCTCCAGCTCGCCGTCCGGCACGTCGATGATGTGGCACTCGGTAATCTCGAATCTCATTTGGTCTCCAAACTCGTATGCGCCCTGGGCTTCACGATGTCGCGCGGGTCTTCGCCCATCGCCTCCGCGAGGTTGAGCAGGAAGTTCATCTTGACCTCCCGGCCCTCCCTGATTGCGTGGCTCAGGCTGCTGAGGTTGATGCCGGCCGCACGCGCCAGCTGCTTGAGCGGCACGTGATTGTCGATGCGCCAGTGGGCGATCCGGTCGGCGTCCGGCACGTATTCGGTCGCCATCGCGTCACGCCCTCTCGAATCGGTTTTGGTCGAGCCACCAGCTCGGGCACTGCTCGAGGCCATTCCACATGCGATAGTGCATCCAGTCCCTCTGGCGGTCGGCGTGGGCGCACCCGTTGGGGCGTCCGTACAGGCATGTCGTGCAGTCTTCGGGCACGTCCCTCTTCTCGACGACGATCATTACTCAATCTCCTCCCCGCACATCGGGCGGTCGATTAGGTCGGCAATTGCTCGGTATGTCTTCTGTGGGTTGGCAAAGTCAACTTCGCCGGTCACTGTCTCCTGCAGGCGCTGCCACCACTCGCCAAGCGAACCGCTGCTGTACGCCGCCTGCCTGCGTAGCTCTTCGGCCACCTCGTGGCGCTGTTCGTCGCTAGCCATCGAAGACCACCGCCCCGCAGACCGGGCATGAGTACCAGTCGACTGGGAACGCCTCGGAGGTCACGACGATCACACCGTCCGGCCTGTCGCCGGGCACCAGCACGCGGCACCCGCACTCTGAGCACTTGAATGATTCCTTGGTGTAGTCGGCGACGTTGTGACATGTCGGACGGTCGATTAGGTCTGCAAGAGCCGCGTACGTCTCGTTCTCAACCTCGTGAATGAACTTGCCATCCACCTCGACGCCGATTGAGTTTGCAATCACGTCGAGTGAATCAACGTGGCGGTATGCCCCGGTCGATGCTTCGCGCAACTCAGCCACCGCTCGCTTGCGCTCCTTGTCGTTAATCATCGTCTCCCCCTTCCGGGTCAATGAGATCAGCGAGCTTATCGAGGACAACATCGAAGTCATGGTAGTCCTCGAAGCCGACCACCACCTCGGCAAGCTCGTCGAAGAACTGCTCCTTGTACTGGATGGAGTGGCCGATGGTCAGGTATCGCAGGTTCTCAGCCATCTCGCGTCGCTCTTCGCTAGTGAATGTCATCGAAACCAGCTCCAAACATACAGTCGTAGTCGCACTCCCAGGTCTCTCCGTCGCGGCTCATGGTCGCCCCGTACCTCGGAGTGTCGCCGTTATCGTCGCCCCAGAAGTGGAAGTGCCATCCCAAGAAGTCGAACTCCTTGTCGTACTTGTCGACGGCGTACCTCGTGTCGTCGTACTCCTCGTAATCGTCCCACCCGAACTTGCGGGAAAGGTCATCGAACGTGTATCGGGTCGGCTTGTCCTTGCCGTCCTCCCACTCGTAGACCTCTGGCCATCTCTGCTTGTAGCAGCCGACGCGGACGCTGCCGTCTCCCATGACTCCATGGTGCGAGCGATCGAACCACTCGCAGACACCAGAGTGTTTCATGATGTTCGCGTATATGCGGAGTCCAGAAGGCAAGGAAGCCTCGTCGGTGTCGTATACGCCTACGTCCTCCTTATCGGTTCTGCGCTCGCCGTTTAGGTACACGAACGCGCCGTAGTCGCCGTATGCCATGGCTATACCTCCTTCTCCGCCAGCTCGCAGCGCTCCTCATCGGTAATTATTCGTTCTCCTTAGAGATAGCGAACGCCACGTACTTCTGGGCAAGGCCCTCGAAGTCGTCGAGGATGTAGTCGATTCGGTAGGTCTGCCCGTTGAGCGGGTGTCTTGCTGCGGCTCCGATGCTGATGCCCTCGTTTGAGACGACATCGAATACGATCTTGTCTCCGACCTTGAAGTTACGGTCGTTCTTGCGAATCTCGAACGTCTTGGTGCCGTTCATGATTGCATCGGCGTATTTGATAAAGACCTTGAGTCGATGTGTTGTCATTCGCCATCACCCCTCAGCCTGCGGATGCGGTCAAGAATGTCCCCGAATGCACGCTCGTCTTTATGCGTGCAACCGCCAGAACCGTTGTGAATCGGACAATTGACGCATCTATCTGTGGTGTTGAAATATCGACATTGCGAAGTAATGGCATCACGTTTTGCCGCTCTGCTCAAGTCCTCCTCCAACGCCTCCCAGCCGTCGGGTTGGATGAGATGAAAGTGACTCACGGCCATCGCACTCGTCATACCGTCTGGACCTTCATCAAGTATGACCATCCAGTGTTTCAAAGTTGGGGAGTACACGAACCAAAAGACGGTTTTCCTTTCACCGTCCTCGTCGCACAGCCTTCGGGTATCAAGCGGAATCTCACGACCTTTAGCGTCTTTGGGCAATTCGATAGCCATTTATTCCTCCGTTTCTAGAGCCTCCCGCGGTCCTCATTCCTCTCGTCCATGCGCCGGATGGCGGCGTCGACCTCGCCCTGCGTCGCGCCGACGGCGGCCAGCAGGTTCACGGTCGCCTGCACGGTGTCCAGGCACTCGTCGATGAGGTCGTCGCGGTACGCCCTGCGCGCCGTCATGATCGGGCTGAAGCGCATGTCGTCGCACTCCTGCCACGCGCCGAACGCCTCGGCCGCCTCCTCGAGCGGCTTGAGGGCCTGCGCCTTGTCGTCCCTCACCTCGCGGAACGCCCGCAGGTTCAGCAGGTACCCGTCAGTCATCAGGTTCCACCCCCAATCCCATAGCCTTCACGATCTTCTCCAGGCTCCTGTCGTACTCGGCGACCGCGCCGTCAGCGAGGTCGGGGCCCACGTGCGACCACAGCCACGCGCTCATGCCCTCGAGGTAGCCGACGGCCCTCGCCGCGGCCATGTCGCGCTCGCGGTCGAGCTCGTCCCATCCGCTCATCGGGCCTCCCAGTAGTTGCAGCGGGCCTCCGCCTGCGTCTCGTGCACGAACTCGGGCCGGCGGGCGCACCGCCAGACCGTCCTCTCGCAGCCGGAGGCGGACATGACCCGCCTCACCGGCTCGGCGAAGCGGCAGCAATCGCAGCGCCTCGTATCGTCATGGGGCCACGCCCCGTAATTCGAACTCATCCCCTGAACTCACTCCAATCAACGCACGTTCCGTTGTCGTCGAACTCGATAGCCCCGCACATCACGAGGCAGAGCGCCCCGTAGCTCAAGCCGACCGGCTTGTCGGTGGAGGACGTGAGCCTCGCGGCCTCGACCTCGCACATCCCGACCGACCCGTTGTCCGTCATCCAGTGGCGGCAGTTTCCGCACTGGGGGTTCACGTACCACGGCACGTCCGGCGCGCCGTCCCGCTCCAGGTTCATCGGCCGTCACCAGCGTAGGCCAGCTCGCACGGCTCGACCGAATGTGCCCCCGAGCCCTGCGAGGACACCAGCACGCGCATCCCGACGGGGTTGAGGGCGCGCACCTTGAGCGTCCCCCACTCGGGGTGGGCGGGCACCGTGACCTCGTCGCGGACCTCGATGCGGTGTCCGCTGGCGTAGCGGAACCCCGCCATCTCGCGCTTGGCGGTGACGGGGTTGAACGGCACGCAGCCCATCGGCGCGCCGAACGTCTCCTGCTCCATATCTCCTCCTGTTTATTGATAGGGGGTCTGGTTTCAAGCCGACCCCGCAGACTGGACTAAAACGGGCTTGATGCCCGTTTTCCGTGACATAAATCTCTGAAATAGGTCTATCTGGGCGTTTAGAAAGGACTAGACCCCCGTTTTTTACGACTAAGCCTTTTCGGCCCTTTCGCCCATCTTCACCACGGAGACGATTTTGTTGGCATCCCCCGTGATGACGCCCTCGACGATGCGGCAGCACACGGCGCACAGGTCGTAGTCCCTGAACCGGTCGGTCATGAGGCGGTACGACCCGTGCATGTCGCCGGGCCTCACCTCCGCGCCGCACATGTCGCAGCGCACGGTCTCGGTCCTCATCGCGCCTCCTCCACCTTGAGCTCCCAGTCGTTCGGGTGCCGCTTGACCTCCTCGGCCAGCTCGCAGGCGCAGCGCCCGCACAGGTCGTACACCAGGCTCCTGAACGCGGTGTCGCAGTCGAGGCGGCCCTTGCCCCCGAGCTCGGGGTCGAGCCTCCTGCCGCAGCGGTCGCAGACGGTTATCTCCATCAGCTCCTCCTCTCCATCTTTCGCCCGGCCCGGTCGGTGACGACCCATCGGCCGAGCCCGTACAGCCCCGGGTGGTGGGGCCCGTACTCGCGCAGCAGATCTCCGCGCCACCACGCCTCCTCGTACGCCTCCGAGTCCCATCGCCACTCGGCGCTGAGCAGCCCGGAGTGGAACCCGCCGTGGCACCCGGTGGTGCCGCTGCCGCATAGGGCGAACAGCGGGCTTCGCAGCTCCCAGGTGCCATCGGCGGTCTCAAGCCTGAACGTCCCGCCCCACGAGCGGCGGGCCACGTGGTGGCAGCTTCCGACGCGGCGTCCGCACAGGCAGCAGACGGGCTGTAGCGCCTCGTAGCGGCCGCCGCCGGTGTAGCGGCACCCGAGGTGCGGCTTGCCGTAGAGCTCGGCCCTCGGCTTGGGCATGCCCCGGAGCGCGGACGCCGGTATCACCACGGCGACCACCCCCTCAGCGCCATGCCGAGCGCGAATCCGCCGTACAGGCCGACCGCGCAGGTGGCGAGGCACGCGGCGGCGACGATCGCCGCCGCGGCCAGGGCGCGGAGCGCCCTCCTGAAGCGCCTCATCGCGGCACCTCCCCGTGGCTCGCGGCCCACTCCAGCGCGGCCATGTCCTCGCGGACCCTGCGCTGGTGCTCGGCCCAGCTGCGGCGGCTCTCGAGCTCCAGCCGCTTGGACTCGCGGACGAACTCGCCCATCGTGCAGGTGTTCGCGGCGTAGAGCGCCGCCAGCGGCACGGGGTCCCCCTGGGCGGGGAAATGGCCACTCAGCAGGCTACAGAGCGATTCCATAGCGCCTCGCCTCCTCCTCGATCTGGGCCAGCTCCTCCTCGGGGGTGAGCTTGGGAACCGGCGTGAACTTCGCGGCGCTCACCTCCGCCGACGTCGGCTTTCCCCTGCTCCTCGCGTCGGCGTCGCGCTCCCGCTGCATGCGGTGCCACTGCCGGGCCTGCGCCCGCCAGTCCGCGATGGGCATGCCGTTGGACTTCATCCACCCCTGCGAGGCGTAGAAGTCGAAGAACGCCTTGGGGTCGCCGCCGAGGCAGTTCGCCTCGAAGTACGCCACCGCCTCGTCGAGGGTCGGAGCCCCGGGCGCGTCGGGCGCGCGCACCTCTCCAGCACAGGACAGTTCAGTACAGGACAGTTCAGGACAGGTTAGGTTAGGGTTTCCGTTTTCCGGAAACCTAGGTTTTTCTTTTTCAAAACCTAGGTTTTCATTTTCTGAAACCACGGTTTCCGGGTTTTCGGAACCCGTGTTAGCGCTTTCGGCATCAACGGGTTCGTCGCTTGTTGCGGGTTGGGTTTTCTGCTCGCCAGCGTCTGGTTTCGGCGTCTCGGCAACCTTGGTTTTCCTAGGGCGTCCGCCCTTGCCGCCCTTGGCGCGGGCGTCCTTGGAGTTGTCGATGGCGTCCTTGAGTGCCATGAAGATGCGGCGGACGCCCTTGGGCAGCTCCGGCACGGTGCCGTTCAGCCCGTACGACATGATCGCGTCGGCGAGGAGGCGTCGCTCCTCGACCTCCTGCGGGTCGCTCTCGTCGAAGTCGTTGTACACGTCCGCGAAGCTGTCGAACACTGTGAATGCCATCACGGCACCTCTCTAACTTAGAACGGGATGTCCTCGTCGTAGACCTCGGGCGGCTGGACGAGCTGGTGCGCCTGCTGCGGTGCCTGCTGGGGCGGTCGGGGCGCGGGTGCCGGTTGCGGGGCCGGGGCAGGTTGCGTGGTCGCGGGCGGCTGCTGGTAGGCCTGCTGGGCCGTCCACTGCGGCGCGGGCTGCTGCGGTTGCGGGTAGGCCTGCTGGGGGTACGGCTGCGGCGCGGGCTGCGGGTAGGCCGGTGCCTGCGGGGCGGCGTCCTGACGCGGGGCCATGAACTCGATCTCGTCGACCACGACCTCGACCTTGGAGCGCTTCTGGCCGTCCCGCTCCCAGCTGTGGTAGCGGAGCCTGCCCTGGACGGAGACCTTCGTCCCCTTGTGCAGGTACGGGGCGATCGCCGCCGCGCGCTTGCCGAACACGGCTAGGTCGATGAAGTTGGGGTAGTCCTCCCACTCGCCGGTCTGCGGGTTCTGGCGGCGGTCGTTGACCGCCACGCCGAAGTTGAGGACGGACGTGCCGCCCGGCGTGGTGCGGAGCTCCGGGTCCCGCGTGAGGTTGCCGCTTATCGCGACGATGTTGAGGCTCATAGGTATGTCCCCTCTCCCGCGCCGCCGCTGGACCACATCCTCCTGATGTCCTCCTCGACGGTGCGTATCTTGAGCTTGATTGCGTTTATCGACTCCCCGCTGGCCTCGTAGAGGGCCCTGGAGCAGTCGCGTAGCCGCTTCTTCTCGGCTATGTCCTCGCGGCCCCGGCATATGTCGCCGACGATCGTGACTGGCGTGTTCCCGTCGCGCTCCTCGAGGATGGCGACGGCGAGGGCCTTGCGGTACTCGGCCTCGTTCTCGGCGTACTGGCACCCGCTCGTCTTGAGCGTGCGCACCTCCGCCATGAGCGCGTCGAACAGCTCGGCCCTCTCCGCGTACAGGTCCTGCACCTACACCACCGCCCACGACGGGGCGGCACAGCAGCCGGGGGCCTTGACGAACTCCTCGTACTGAGCCCTGCTCTCGAACGTGTAGGCCGTCCCGCAGCTCCGGCACTTGGCCTCGAACGGCCCCTCGGCGGGCGGCTCCTTGGCGGGGCGGTCCGCGAGGGCGTCCGGGTCGCTCGTGCCGTCGATGGCGAAGGCCCCGCAGAGCGCGTACTTGCGTGCGTAGCTCGACGCCATGCCCGTGACCTGCGCGTCGTCGGAGCCCGTCTTGTGGTCGGCCTCGCGGGCGTAGCCGCAGACGCTGATACCAGCGCCGTGGCCGTCCTCGAAGAACACGCGGCACTCGGAGCGCACGTAGTAGCGCTCGCCGATGATCACGACCGAGTCGTCGAGCGTGAACGCGATACCGGCCTCGCGGCACGGCTCCTTGAGCGCGGCCACGATGTCCTCGAACGAGCGGTAGCTGAACTTGCCGAACTTGTTGTATCTGGCCTTGGGCACGACCACGGCCCGCTGCACGCGGGCCACGGCCTGCTCGATGGTGGCCTCCGTCTCCACGGGCTACTCACCCGCCCTTTTGACGGTGCCCCTGATGCCGCGCTGGCGGAGCGTCACGGCCAGCATCTCCATCTGGGAGCGCGTGGCGGACGGCACCTCGACCACCCATGCGAACCTCTCCTCGGCGCTGCGACCGGCGCGGCTGCGGAGCGATGCGGTGTCCTCGTGGAGCGCGGCGATGCGGGCGTCCTCGGCGGCGGCGTCGGTCGCCGCAGCTATCGCGCCCGTGAGGTCGAGCGTGCGGAAGAACTCGCGCTCGCAGACGTCGTAGCGCGGGAGCGTGCCCGACATGGTCTTGAGCGCCTCCCACGCCTCCGCGACGCGGGACACCTTCTCGTCGATGGCCGCGTAGGCCTTCATCTCTCCGAAGCCCTTGTTGAGCCACTGGTCCTCGTGGATGCGCTCGTAGGGGACGACCGGCACCAGCAGCGGGGCCGCGTCCTCGTAGTGCTGACTGAGGGCGGCGTAGGCGGCCTGCCTGCGGGCGTCCTCGGCGGCGTCTATCTGGGCCTTGATGCCGGCCACCGCGTCGTCGATGAGCGTGGTGACGGCCTTGCAACCGTCCTCGAACTCCTTGAGCGGCTTGGTGTACTCGCGCTTGACCGCCTTGCGGCGCTCCTCGATCTCCTTCTTGAGGCCGTTGAGGTAGGCTCGGTCGCGCTTGGCCCCCTTGATGTCGTCCTCGTCGTCGGGGTCGTAGACGGCCCCCTCGTAGTCGGCGATGACCTTGCGCACGCGCTCCTCGAGCGTGGCGAAGTCGGCCGTTATCTCGGGCGCGCTGTACCTGACGGCAAGCGCGCCGGTGCTCTCATCTGTCATTGCTTCTCATTCCCCTGTTCTCTTGGCTCCTCGAGGTCGGCGTGCGTTCCGCCGCCCCAGTCGTCCGAGACCGTCACGACCGTACGGTCGCCGACCGCGTAGCGGCTCCTCGGCCGCTTGTAGAGGTGGCAGGTCGTGACCTGCGCGTCGTCGTGCCATGCGAGCCTGTTGAGGGCGTCGCGCACGAGCTTGTCGACGTTGTCACTGTCCGGCTTGTAGGTGTCCGCCTCGAAGAGCACGCTCTTGGGCCTGCTCTTCGGCAGCACCCGGAAGGTCTCGACGGTCAGGCAGACCGGCACGTGCGGGCCGAACAGCTCTCCGCGCGCGTTGACCTCGAGGCCGGACTCCTCGAGCGCGTCGAGGTAGGCCGCGCGTATGCGCTCGGCGGCGAGTCGGTTGGCGGACGGGTTGTACTGGCGACGGTGCCGGAAGTCCGTCTGGTGGCGGATCTTCCCGCGCACGAGGTCGACCTCGAAGGTCAGCCTGCGACCGGCCATCAGTAATACATCCCGCTCGGGGCGGTGCCCTCGACGGCCCCGCCAACGGCGAGCAACGCGAGCATGAGCGCCGCGCAGATGAAGGACTGGCAGCGGGGCGAGAGCGTCGCCCACCAGTCGCGGACGCGGGCGCTAAGCCGCAGCATGGCGCTTCCCATGGGTCCCCTCCTCTATCCACTCGTCGATCCATTCCGGGCGCATGAGCCTGCGCCCCTTGGTCCCGCTCGGCTGCGAGCAGCGGAGCTTGCCGCGGTCGCAGGCGTAGATGACCGTGGTGTACGGGATGCCCGTCACCTTGGAGACCTCCCTGGGGGTGTACAGGAGCTTTCTGGGTATCCCCTTCTCCTCGGCCAGCGCCAAGAAGAGCGGGTACGTGGTATCATCCATTCCGGTACCTCCTTCGGTGCCGTTTTGCCGTAACCCCCGGGCCTTGGAAAGTTGCAGGGGTTACGGCTTTTGAGTAGAACGTGTGTTCCCCGATTTACGAGGGAAGATGCATGGTAAGATGCGTCTCGCCCTTTCACCGGGGATGCCCTCGCAGCCGAGCTGCGGGGGCTTTTTTATTGCCGTAGCGCCCTCGACGGCGCACCCGTCCGATCGCACCATAAACGGACACAGCAGTGTCGTGGGTGCGCCGCAGGTGACGCTACGGTCTCGGCCAGCGCCCGGGTGGGCGCGCCCGCGTGTTATCGGAACGGGGATGGCAGTGGACCCGCCGCAGGTGCGCCCGTCCGAACGCTGGCCTCGCGCCCTCTCAGGCGCGCGCCCGGCTTTTCAACGGAGCCGGGATGCCGGCCGCTTGCAGGCGCTACAGGCTCCCCCTGCCTGCGCCAAAGCGGGTATGCGGATGTCAAGTTTCACCGGGGGCTCGCCCCGCAGGGAGCGGCAGAGAGGATCGAGAGTGCCGCCCCCTGCGGACCGGGCGGGATACCGTCTGACGCGGCGGCTGGTATGATTCGCTTCGTTGTTGGCTGTTTGGATTGGATTGATATGGAACCGAGGCAGAAAAGGGAAATAGAACGGAGCGTCGGCGACGTCGCGGACCGCATGCGCGAGCTGGTCAACATACAGCACGAGAGAAGGTTGGCCGAGCTGGTTCCCAAGCCTCGCGAGGACCTCGCCCTTGAGCTCCTGACCGAGATGGAGGTCGAGGAGCTTGAAACCATGATCAAACAGGGTGACGGGCTCGCTGAATGGTCGAGAAAACGCTGCGAAGAGGACCCCGTGGTCGTCGGAATGTACGCCGAGCTCGATCAGCTCGGAATGGTGATGTGCGCCGAAGGCTGCGTGCTGTCGGTGAAGCCGAAGGGGCAGTGGGCCGTGCGCAAGTTTCGCCAGCGCGAGAAAGAGGCCGAGGCCGCGAGGGACCAGCAGTGGAGACACGACCGCAACATGGAGATCGTCAACGCGGGCATATCGGCCATAGCCGGTCTCGTCGGCGTTCTGGTCGGCGCTTGGCTCAGCGTAGGATAGCTATGAGCTTCCCGCCCACATAGCCCACCGCGACTCCCATCCCAAAGGACACGGTGGCTCTCAGAAGGAGGGACTTCCAGTTGTCCCTGATGAGCGTCCAGATGGTTTCGTTTTCATACATACGGCAGCTCCTTTCGAGCCACCGCGCCAGACGGTATCCGGTTATCAAGGTGTCGGGATTGGCGGAGTTGGCTACTTGGCAAATAGGATGAAGACGGCCGCCCCTATGATTCCGCCGATGAAGTTGAGCAGGCACTTCACCCAATCGATCCCGCCATCGTTGGAGTCGTCGTTCCGTCCAGAGGCCTTCATCCCTACCCCTCCCAGAAGTCGTTGGGTGTGCAGCCGACCAGCTGAGCTATGGCGCAGACCTCAAGCCACTGCCACGGGGAGCGCCCCTGGAGCTTGTTAAGCAGAGACCCGCGCGTGATACCGAGCTCGTCGGCCATCTTCTCCTTGGTGTTGCCTGGCATCTGGAGCCATGCGCCGACCTTCTCGTTAATCTTGTCCATTGGATGGCTCCCTTCGCTTTTAGTAGCCAATTGGCTAGCTCTGATAGTAGTAGCCTTTTGGCTACTTTGCAATATATTTTTAGCCAATTGGATATTTTTTTGACTATTGGATAAAATACGTATCGACGACGGAGGTGGTAGGGATGGCATTCGTAAAGGCCCTCAGGGTCGCACTCGACAGCAAGGGCATGAAGCCCGCAGACATCGCAAGCGACACCACGACGGCACAGTATCTATCGAAACTCATGAACGAACGCGTGAAAGACCCCACATGGGAGAAGGCCTGCGCCATCATCTCCGCGCTCGGCATGGACCCCAACTCGTTCCGCGAGCTCGAGCTGTCGCTCGGGGACGACGACCGCCACTAGCGCAGCACGAGCCCCGCGCAGGCGATCGCGGACGTAACCGATACCGCCAGCGATAGCACGGAGAGCACGATGCACCACGTGCACATGTTATTGACGTCCTCGACCTCCTCGGCGGTTGCGGCGCGGGGCGGAATCGGGCGGTGCGGCCGCACGGCGGCCTTGGGCATCTTCTTCGTCACTTGTGACACCTTCCTTTCTAGTTGGTCTGTGGCTCGGGGGAACGAGGCTCCTCGTCCATGAGGTATTCGGCGGGACGCCCGAAGAGCGCGACGAGAAGACTCAGGTACTTCCAGCTGGGCGTCCGCTCTCCACGTTCCCAACGGCTGTACGTCTCGGCGCACACGCCGATTGTCTTGCCGACCTCCTCGGCGCTCATACCTCGTCGGGCGCGCTCGGCGCGCAAGTTTGGCAACATTTTTCTGTACTCCCTGCACTCTAGAACACTCTCTGTAGTGACTGTAATTACCAGCGATTTACCGAACTCTTTAGTTGCTATACCGAATACTACCATCGAACTCGGTAGCTTGTCTATAAAACTTTGTCGATATACCAGAAACTTTTGTGGCAATATACGGGTTAATCGGTGGAACGAAAGGAAGCCATGACCAAATCGAGTGAGAGAATCAAGGAGCTGCGCACGCTAAAGGGCTGGTCGCAGAGACAGCTGGCCGAGAGGATCGGGATGTCGCAGCAGTCGGTGGGCGGCTACGAGAAGAGCAACGCCAACCCGCCCAAGTACAACATATGCAAGAGGATCGCCGACGAGTTCGGCGTGACGGTCTCGTACATCATGGGCTTCACGGACAACCCCACCGAGGAAGCCGTCCCCAAGCAGACGCACGAGCAGCTGGCGCACTACCTGCTTACGCCGGACGAGGCGCAGTTCATAGAGCACTACCGGGCCTGCTCGCAGATGTGGAAGGACAACCTGATGATGGACGCGCTGTCTGCGGCGGGCCAGACTCGGCGAGACGCCGAGGCGGCTGTGGCCGCCTCCAGCGCGTGCTTAGCATAGACCGAGCAGAGATTCGATTTCATGGAGGGGGTGATGCGAGATGCGACCCGGGAACGACAGGGGCCGCGACCGCGAGAAGCGGAGCCCCGGCGAGGCCGAGCTTCTGGCCTGCTACCGCAGGTGCAGCGAGGAGTGGAGGCGCTGCATCCTCCTCAACGCGATGGCTGCCGCGTGCGAGTCGCTGGCGTCCGCGCGCGTCGTCGAGATGCGGCGCGGGAAGCGCTAGCCGGGATGGGGTGCGGGGCGCTGAGGGAATAGTCAATACCGGACAACCGTATGAAAGGAACGATGATGGCAGGGGAAATCGAGAAGGGGGATGCGGCGGATAAGGCAGAGCCGACGCCGCTTGAGAGATACCGCGACAAGGCGAAGATGTGGGCCATCGGGCTGCTCGCCGCCTCCATCGCGCTGAGCGCCGCGGCGCTCGTGTGCACGGCGGGCGTGCGGGAGTACCCGAACGATGACGACTACAGGGCGGTCGGCAGGTACTCGTACGACCCGGATACGGACAGCCTCGGGCCCTACGGCGAGGACGGGGAGTTCGACGGAGACATCTACGAGGAGGCCACGGGCAACATGAACAGCAGCAACGCGTCCATGACGGTTGCCGCCTCGCTCGCGACGAACGCCTCGACCGTATGCGACGCCGCTGCGGGCATAGCCATTGTGATGTGGGCCGGGTCGAGCATGCTCGTCGCGTACAAGCGATCGTAGGGAAAAGCAGGAGGCGCTGCCCGAGGTCGGGCGGCAGCGCCTCCAGAGGGCCATATCAACACACGGTAGATAGGCGGCTACATTATGCCACGAAGGGCAAGACGCCGCTCGTGGGGCTCCGTGACGGAGGTCCAGCGCGGCAGGAGGTACATAGTCCGGTGGATGGAGAACACCGACGCCGGCCGCAAGCGCCGGTCGAAGACGCTCCGGTGCACCGCCGCCGAGGCGTCGCGCTTCCTCGCCATGAAGGAGGTCGAGCACGGCACCGAGCGCCGCACGCCCACGTTCGGTGAGGTATACGCGATGTGGTACCGCCCATGGCTCGAGCGGAGGGCGGACGAGGGCAGGATAAAGGCCTCGACCGCCCTCCGATACATGGAGACGTGGGAGAAGCTGTGCTCCGCCAGATGGGCAAAGACGCCCATCGACAGGCTCAGGCCCGCAGAGTTCCAGGAATGGCTGCTGGGGCAGAACAGGGGGAACGCCAACATCTCCATCGTCGTCATGCGCAAGATGCTGGACATATCGCTGCGCAACGACGCCGTCGAGGTCAACGTCCTCCGGCGCGACTACGACCTCCCCGTGGCGACGACCCGCAGCAAGGCCCTCACGGTCTACAGCATCGCCGAGGCGATCGGCGCGCTCGCCGCCGTGCGGGGGACGCTCGCCGAGGCCCCGTTCATCCTCTCGTGTTTCGGCGGGTGTCGCGTTGGCGAGTCGCTGGGCGTCCGGGTCGACGAGGTTGCGCGCTGCGAGTCCGACGGGGTGGCGTTCGCAGCCGTGCCCATCGAGCGGCGCATGCTCAACACGGGCGAGCTGCCGCTACCAGACGGCGACCTCAAGACGCCGCAGAGCAGGCGGACGGCGCTCGTACCTGAGCCGTATTGCGAACGTCTGTTTGAGATAATCGCCGAGCGCCGCGAGCTGGGCACCGTCTGGCTGGCCGATCGCGGGGACGGCCTGCCCCTCAACAAGAACTCCTACATGTACCGGTTCAGGGATGCCGTGGGCGACTCGGCGATACCGCTGTCGAACCTGCGCTCGTCCTGGCGCACGTTCGCCGAGTACGAGTGGGAGGTGCCCGCCGACACGCTTGAGCAGCTGATGGGCCACGTGCTCCCCGGCGTCAGCGGCAAGCACTACATCCGCCCCTCATTGGACGATTTAATGCACTCCTTCGCCGTCCCGTACCGTGCGCACATCGGGGCCAGTTAGGATATTTTGGGATATTAGATAACATTTTAGCTGGTAGATTAGCTATTCAGTAGAAGCGCTACTTTGGCTAAGCCAGCCGCCTGAGAGACAATCTCTAGCTCGATAAGGCCCGGACCGCATGGTTCGGGCCTTTTTGTGTCTCGAGGACTCGTTAACGCCCTGAAATAGGACCGCCTTCGGCATCGGTTTCTCGTCAAAAACTAAGTGAGTAGGCTTTTTGGAACTTATCGAGCAGACCATCCATATTGCTTTATAAAGTCGCAGGTAAATGACTTGTTGCAAAACGGCCTGGGGTAGCGCACAGAGATGTGGTGTAAGAGGCGGGGCATGCCCCGCCTCCGCCCTTTCTTGAAAGGGAGGGGACACCGCCTAGAATTCGTC